CTTTTTAGGTGGCTTTTTAGCGGTTTTAGCAGATTTTTTGAAGTCTTTTGCAGTTGGTGCGCCAGGATCGCCCGCTTTTCTCATCTTTTCACCAGATCCTGCCGCAATTCGCTTCTTTTTAGCTGCAATGTTGGCGTACAAACCCTTCTTTTTCTTTTTAGAAGGACGGCCCTTTTTGCTTCCGTAAGTTCCTGGTCCTTGGGGCATGACGAGGGCTGACTTTGCCCTATTCTAGCCCTTCGTGCCAATCAAAAACCAACCTTGAAGTGCCCCAAATGCGGATCTTTTCGCGTGCATGTCGTTACGACTAAGAAAACCGTTGAAGGACCTTATGAAACTGTGCGTCGTAGGCACTGCAATAGCTGTGATTACAGGTGGTACACCGCACAAGCACCAGAAGTAAACATTGGAGCTTATCTGCACTGGGAGGGCGATATGGTCCGAGTGCCGATTTAATACAGCCGATAGGACGTAGTGCCCATTGTTTCCGGTTTGGCTAAATTAAATTGTTGTAAAACTAAATAACCAAATGCGTCAAAGGCGTGGTCTACGCCCAGGTTTTTGTTGGGTAGACCCGTTCCAGGGGAATACGTGAGGGTGCGGAGAGATTTTATAAGTTCTTTGCAGCGTGGGTGGATGTATGTGCGGCGGTCGCCGCTTGCGTCCATCAACGCTGTGTTTACTGCGGTTATTTTGTCGCGAATTTTCCAAGGTGCGCGGGGTGACTGCACTGTGAAACCACTGCGGCGCAGGATTGTGTGGTCGGTTACGCCGACACCGGAGGTTTTGCGGGCTCCGCCGGTTGGGTCGGGGCAGGCATACACACGACGGTCCACGCCATAGCGGCGGGTTACTTCTTCTGCGAAGTCCCAGGTGGTTGCGCCACCTGTGAGCATGATTTCGTCGAAAACGTAGAGGATGTCGTCCTTTTTCACGGCGCAGATGCCGGACATTGGGTCCACGTTGAAGTCAACGCCTAGTAATAAGGGGAGAACGTTGATGTCTAGGGCGTCGGTTGAGATGTTTGCGTCGTTAAAACTTACGGCGACTAGGCCGCTCAGGTTCTCGAAGCTGGCCTCAAATTCTTGGCGGAATGTTCGGGCGTCTAATTGAGCGCGGGCGGCCTCAACTTCTTCGGCTGGGACGTTACCGCCTTCGATGGTTGTGTAGCACCAGCGTTTCCACTCGGCGGTGGGGTCTTCGTCGCAGTAGCACCACAGGTCGTAGAACCAGCTGGCCGTTCCATCCGGGGTGGAGATGAAGAGTGCCCAACCTTGTTTGTCTGCGAGGGCGGGGCGAATAACCTCAAACCAGACCTCTGCCCCCATGAAGGCGGCTTCGTCTAAAACTACGCCGGAAAGGCTGCGGCCACGAAGGGCCATGGCGTTTTCAGTGCCTTTCAGTTCGATAGTGGAGCCGTTAACTAACTCGAGTTTTAGGTCGGTTTCGTTTTTTCCTTTTATCCAGGGTTTAGGTACAAGTTTTTTGAGCACTTTCCAGGCAATATCCTTCGCCATTCGGTATGTAGGAGCGCAGTAGAAGAACGTGCCACCGGGATTCTCGATTGCGCCGCGAAGAAGTTCTACGCAGGAGAGGTAGGACTTGCCGAAGCGGCGGCCTGCGACGAGGACGCGGAAACGACGGCGGTCGTTGAATACTTGCCCCTGTGCCCAGCGAAGAGTTAAGGGGTCTGCGGTTTTTACTGCCATGAGTATTACATTAGCGTGCTTTTCAGCCCCTACCCCCTGGTAGGTGTGCTACAGTGACTGAGTGCTCAGATCTTTTAGCAGGTTCCCTGAGTACCTGGTACACCTGCACTACATTTGCAATCCCTCCCCCAGTAGTACATACGTTCCGCACGCGCTCTGCTTTCTGTAATACAGTGTAATGTTACAAAATGCTACAGTAGCTACAGCCCGCTGATATTGTGCTATATTAGAGACGTAGGGAAACCTACGCACCTAGAAAACCTAACTTTGTTCCACCCATGAGCAACTTAAACCGTCGGAAACTTTCAGTTAAGTTTCGTGAAGACCTGGATTTTATCCAGTGTCGTCTGGAGCGGTCCAGGCAACTCCTAGAACCTGTTCAAGATTCTGGCGAGGCTGTCTGGGCTGATTGGTACTGCAACGCCTACGGGTGGCGCTGACCTTGGGGCCTTCGGGCCCTTTACTCTTCTCCTTTAATCATGAAAAATCTTAACCCCAAAGATCGCTTCCTTTACGCTCTGCAAATTCGTAAGTCTTTGCACTCGCTGATGACATCGTCAGAAGCAGAAATGCACGAAGGTATCTTCGAATACCTTCAAGATTATATTAACGAACTTGCAGAAGATATAGAAGTTGATCTTCCCAACCTTCCGCAATAATCAAAGGCCCTACATTGGGCCTTTTTTATTTGTCTTCGACTTTTATACATAGTTCGGGAACTTGCAACGCAATTTGTTCCGGTGCACTCTCGCCGATAACTTTTCCCATGTCGCCTAAAAGTGTGGCGACTGTTTGATAGTGGCCACGTTTTAACGCTCGTTTGATGGTACTTAGGCGCAACGCTTGGATTTGGTTCAACAATTCTTCACGTGTTCCTTGTTGTTCCTCCCTTAAGAGCGTCATTGCCCGTTTGTAGTCATCGTGGGCAGTGCGTAGGGAGCAATTGAACCGAGAAACGACTTTTTGGGCGACCTCTATTCGGGTTCCGCCTTCCAAGATGTAGGTATAAGCCGCTTGTGCTCTCTCTTCCACGCGATGCGCTGCACCCTTGCCATTACGCCACCGCTTCGACTCATCGTCGGCAACGCTGGTCTTTTTTGGCTCGGCAGTTTCTGACATTCCAAACGCCTAAGATTCTCCAAAGTATAACGAAAGAGCGGCGATTAAACCGCTCCACGTTTAGATCAAACGGCCACCATCTCAACGAACCAGGAAAGAGCTTCGCGCTCGTGATCGGAAAGTGAGAGACGGCCGCAATCGCTCGGGCCCCAGCTGTATTGAACGCTGATTGAATCAGCAGCCGGGACACCATGCAGCCCGAAATCTCCATCAATCCAGCAGCTAGGACCACCGACAGACAGCCAGATCTCGAAGCTGTCGGGATCTGTGGGAGTCGTTCCAGCGGTCCAGCGGGCGCGGTATTCGATACTGAGCGGCAACTCATACGCTGCTTGGCTGACGTGATCGTGTAGCTCGTAAGGCTCCGACATTTCTGCCGGGTTCCAGTCGTTATCGCTGAGAACTTCGCGGGCCTCAAAACTGAGGGTGCTGAGTTCCATGGGAGTCGATTGGGCCACACGGTCCAGGTCATAAAGACCAAAGATGCGAGCCAATGCCGCAGTGGCGTTTTGCTCTGCGGGTGTTGTCGTTGTGGTCATGGGTGAACCTTTAGGGTTGACTACTCTGCTACACTAGCATAGTCCAAGCGTTTCGCAACGATGGGCCACCCAACGATCCACCCAAAATCCTGGGCTAACAATGAAACGAACAACCGAGCAAAAAGAGCTACAGCACGAAGAAGCGAAGCGGCTTCTCGATATGGGCTTAAAAAGCGCCGACGTTGCTGCCACGCTCCAGCGTGAATACGGCACAAGTCGGGCAACAGCTTACCGAGACGTCGATGCTGCAGACCTTCAACGCTTCGCAGAAGATGCGGGCATTCAATGCGAACCCGTTCCAGGGATTAGCTACGAAGACCGCGACGCGCTTATGCGTATGACGCGCCAGCTCTTAATCACGGCCTATAAGGCGGGCAACGTTCAAGATTATGCACGTCTTGTCCGTGAATACGAAAGACTCGCCCGAATGGGTGGGTTGTCTCACAACGTTTGAGATTTTGTCTCATGAAATTAAATCGATTCACGATCCAGGAACTTCACCTACTTGCCGACTCCCTTTACTGGGAGTTCACAGTCTTTGAAAAAAGTGGGTGGGCTGACCATGCACGTTCCAGGGAGTTAGCAAAACTCCAAAGCAAAATCCACCAGTACATCGAAACCCACGGTCACGAACAATGAACGAAGCACAAACACTCCAGCAAAATAAGTTCCCTGATTGGGGACCAGATGAGGTAAGAATCGTGAGTCTCACTTATGTGATAGACGATCCAGGGCTTAGCAGTATTGCAAGCATCAAGAACTGTAGGACTCTCGCAGCTTCGTTGGATGAAGCCGTGAAACGTGCCAGGAGAAAGTACGGACCAGGGTATCTCAATGCTTGGGGTTGCCATGGTTTACCCCTTGATGGATGGCTTTTAGGTGGTGGCGAGTTGATGCGTGGCAAGCATGACAAGGACCACCGAGAAAACCTGCGCCTTATGGGGTACTGATTGATGGCTTTTCTATCTGATGCAGGGCGAGAGTTCTTAACGAACCAAGGGGACGAACCAGGGCTTAGTCAGAAACAACACGATGATTTGATGAAACAGCTTCAGCATTTTGAAAGCTCAAGCCGTCGGGAAGCAATGGCCGAAATGGCTGCTATCGATGGACGTTCCACGGATGCACTAATCAATGAAGCTATAGATGAATGGCTAGCCAAGCACTCAAAAAGCTATTGGCAACGCGAAGCGGAAATAAAAGAACATCTGAAGGCCATTGAGGCTCTCAAGTTCCAGGGCTAAGCAAAAGGCCAAGTTATTTGTAGATCA